AATAGTCCAAAATATCAAACCCAAGAAAATATATTTGCAAGACCAGAAGCTGTATGGTTAAAGTACCGTATGAGTTTTTTGTTCAGTGCGTTTATGTATCTTGGACGAGAAGTAAAAGTTAACAACATGATGGCTTGGTCATTTATGACCAATCTAAAAGGTGCAGAAGATCGTGAAACGCTTTGGCACGATCATTGGCATCCTACAAATCCCGATGCCAAGATGTTGAGCGGTATATTTTATCTGCACATTCCCGAGGATGTAAAAGACCGTGATTACTGCGGAACTGAAATGGCACCTAACGGTCCCAACGGTGATGGAAAGTTCTTTGTTCGACCCAGTGATTATAATTGGTTGTTGTATCCCAGTAATCAATATCACCGACCGGGTGTGATCCAAAGCAATGATTACAGATTTATTCTAGCGGCCGACGTAGAATATCTACTGTAATAAAATTGTAACAGCCTTTTTGCCAAAAAAGGATAAGTACGCATATAAACTGAAAGAAAAAAATGTTATCCTTTATTACCAATCTCACTGACCCGCTTCTAGACTACATCAAGGATGATCCAGTTCGCCCTGAGTTGCCCAAAGAGTTTCGGGTAGGCAAAAACAAGTTTGTGAGTGCTCTAGTTGACGATATTCCTAGAGCAATGGTATGTGTGAGTTTACACGATTTCATACCGGAAGATGTCAATGATTTGATCAAAGATACGGAAGTGCCAACCGCAGCCATTTTCTACACCATTTGGAGTTACGCCCCGGGGGCAGGTGTAGAGTTGCTGCGAGCAACTGTAGCAGAAATACAAAAGCAATTTCCCAGCATAGAACGCTTTGTCACCCTGAGTCCAAAGACCGAGATGGCCAAGAAGTTTCATACCAAAAACGGTGCTGGAGTTTACAGAGAGAATCTTGATACAGTAAACTACGAGTACGATGTAAAATAACAACTCTCCCTGACAGGCGGAGTATAATGCGATAAGTAGTCTGTCATCAACAACACGGCCCTGCCCTCTAAGACATAGTACTTACGGCAGGGTTTTTCTTTATCCGGCCTTAGTATAATGGATAATACAGCGGTCTTCTACACCGCGAATATGGGTTCGATTCCTGTAGGCCGGACCACGCTCTTGTAGTACAAAGGCAGTACAATACATTGGTAATGTATAGACGCTGGATCGATACCAGCCTGGAGCACCACTTGACAACTTGAAGGAAAGATCATATAATAGTCGTATGTACAAAGTAATAGAAAAACAAAGATCAACAGAGTTTGTCAATTTGAATTTGGCCCTGGCGTTTGCCAAAGAATTAAATGTGTTCGTTACCATTCAAGGTGGCGAATTTGAAATTGTAGGAGTATTTGGTGTAGACAGCATCAAAGACGGTGTATGCCCAGATGGCGTTAAATACGATTGGAACAAAGCGAGCCGAATTGGCCGCGTTAAAAAGGAAAGATAAAAACTAGATGGCCAAAGAAGATATAATTGAATTAACGGGTGTTGTAGAAGAAGTTCTGCCGGGCAGTATGTACAAGGTAAAAATTGAAAATATGCCCAACTTGATGCTGTGTTACACCAGTGGTAAACTCAAGCAACACAAGATTCGTATTATTTTAGGTGATCGTGTTAAAATAGAAGTTAGTCCTTACGATCTATCAAAAGGTCGTGTTAGTTATAGATTATAACAGGAGGCAGATATGCCGTGGATTGAAAATGTAGCAGCCGCTGATATCCCAATTGGATTTCATCACGAGGCTGGAGAGAATAGTATGCTGATTAGCATAGTTGATCCAGCCAGCTGGCGCCCTGAAGCCAAACACCAGTTCAAAGAGCGTCACAACTTTGAGTTCTTGGATGTGGAAGAAAAGGATTCAGTGCTGGAAGAATCAATGAAGTGCAGTCACGAGCAGGCCGCCGAGTTGGTTCGACTGTTACAACACGCATTGGCTAACAAAATGAATGTGGTTGTTCATTGCTATGCAGGTGTCTGCAGAAGTGGTGCGGTCTGTGAACTAGGTGTTATGATGGGCTTTGATGATGTGGGAAAATGGCGCAGTCCAAATCTGTTGGTCAAACACCGTATGATGAAAGTGTTAGGTTGGACCTACGATAGTGATGAAAAACCAAACATTGATGATTGGCGCACATTTAGGAATGACCTATGAGCATTTCAAGAGCAGAACAGAGCGTTATAAAATATAACCTAGAACAATATCGAGTAGATCAAGCTCGTATGGACAAACAAAGAACTGAGGAATATGCCAAAAAGATTGAAGAACGTAGAGTTGACCAAATGATTGCAGAACGAGTAAGTAGGAATCTTCGTTTAGATTTGGATAAGGGTCGTCATATTGATTTGGAATGTTAGGATTATAGAATGAACAATCGTGTAATACGAGATGGGCTAGTAGCTGTGGTCTACAGTCCTGGATTTGGAGCAGGATGGTATACTTGGAATCTAACATCCCCCGAAATACTATTTGATCCAAACATAGTAACATATGTAGAAACAAAACGCTGGGATGAACTCAAGGTCTATATGGAACTAAAATATCCAGATCTATATCTAGGCGGTATAGGAGATTTAACCGTAGAATGGATTCCTGTAGGAGTTCAATTTAAGGTTACAGAGTATGACGGCAGCGAATGTCTAGAATATAGAGACAGCGACAATTGGTTAACAGCTTGAAAGGCACAAAATGGCAGGTAAGGCAAAATCGGTTTATTTGACTATAAACCCAAAAGGTGAATTTAAAACGGTATTCCACAAGATGTTCTTTGATGCTAAAGCATACAATGATTATGTCAAGTCGGATGAGTTCAAGGCCAAATGGCCTAAAGAAGAATTTGATATTGTAAAAGAAACTTATTAATGAAAGGAGGCAGATATGCCCAGTGTATTCTTAGTAAGCGACACGCACTTTGGACACACAGGTGTATGCCGCTTCACACGTAACGATGGTGTTACAAAATTACGTCCGTGGGATGATGCAGATGAGATGGACGAAGCTATGGTCAAGGCGTGGAACGAGCGGGTAAAACCCGCTGACAAAGTTTATCATTTGGGCGATGTGGTTATCAACCGTAAAAGTTTAAAAACATTGGCTCGGTTAAACGGCGACAAGGTGTTGATCCGCGGCAACCATGACATCTTCCGTGATGATGAGTATAGAGTTTACTTTAGAGAGTTACGTGCCTACCACGTGATGAACGGACTTATTTTAAGTCATATTCCTGTTCACGAAGCAAGCCTTGGTAGGTTTGGTTGTAATATACACGGACACTTACACGCCAACAGAGTTATGAAGGCGAGAGGTGTTGATGCCCGAACTGGTGAAATTTTATACAGCAATGAGATTGATCCAAGATACTGGTGTGCCTGTGTTGAACAAACAGACTTCGCTCCTATTCTTTTTGAGGATGCCTTAAAGAGGATTACGGAACAAGGTGGCACCGTGGGCTTTAAGAGCGGCAATGGGCCCACAATGTAAATAGGACCTCCGGGTCCTATTTTTTTGGCGAGACGTCCCCAGTACTAAATATAGACATCCGCTGGTCTAATCATGAACACCTATACAAAATTTAAAATATTACATATTGTTAATCATCTGATTGCAATAGCTGGGATATATCTGGCAGTTTCAACTCAAACATATTTTTGGTTTTTTGTAGGCCTTCTATGTTTTCTATGGACTGGAATTGTTGGAGTTAATGTTGCCTTACATAGGTATTATAGTCATCAGGCATTTAAAACAACCAACTTTAAAGAAAGAATATTGTTAATATCGAGTATATTTACGAGTCTCGGTAGTCCAGCAATGTGGTGTTCTGTGCATCGTATGCATCATTCACACAGCGATACTGATAAAGATCCTCATAATCCGAGGCTTTATGGTATTTTTAAAACTTGGTTTACTATGTGGCCAAAGAAGAGTATCAGTAAAAGATTTTTTGTTCCTTTTATTAAGACCGAAGATCTAAGATTTGTACATAAAAATTATTTTTTAATCAATTTCTCTGTATTAATTATACTTGCATTGATTGATATTAGATTGGCTGCATTTGTCTACTGTTTGCCGGCCATAGGTTGTTTTCACGGTGCCGCAGCAATCGGAGTAATACCACACTATGTTGGTTATAAAAGATATTCGATCAGCGACGAAAGTCGCAACAGTTGGATTGCAAGTATTCTTAGCCTAGGTGAAGGGTGGCATAACAATCATCATGCTAATCCCGGACGTTGGTGGCAGGGAGAAACTTGGTGGGAAATTGATCCTCCAGCTTTTATGATCAAACACTTTTTTATGGCAAATGATAAAAATAGTTAAATCCTATGAATGTTATACTACTAACCGGCATAAGTGGAATAATTTTTCAACGATCGCTAGGAGTTTACCAATTAGCAGGGCATCTAAGAAAAAATAGTATTACATGTCAAGTAATAGATTTTATATATGATTTTTCAAAAGAAGATCTTATTTCTTTAATACGTTCTTTTGTAGATAGTAAAACACTGTGTATTGGTGTTTCTACTACCTTCTTAAACGAGGACAAGAAAACAATAGATAATAAATCTAAATTATCTTTAATAATCCCTGAGCATGTGCTATCGATATTAGAAGAATTAAAAATTGAATATCCAAAAATAAAATTTGTTGTAGGCGGCAGCAAGTCTAAATTTGGTTATGATTATTCTTGGGCCGATGCAGTATTTCACG